GCACCGCTGTTCTTCTCGCTGCCCAGCAGAAGTTGAACGAGTCGGCTGCCGTGATGTCGCCGCGTTATGTCACCGTGAACCCGGCTGCGAACGCCGCGCTTATTGAGGGCATGAAGGGGTTGTTTAACCCGGTCAGCACGATCTCGTCGCAGTTCAAGAACGGCATGTTTGGCGAAGGCATCCTTGGGTTTGAAGAACTCAACATGTCGCAGTCGATCAAGCAGTTCACGACTGGCAGCCGTTCGGGCGCTCACACGGTCACGACCACTGTGACGGCCCAGGGTACTGCGGCTATTGCCATCACTGGCACCGGCACGCAGACCATCAAGAAGGGCGACGTGTTCACGATTGCGAACGTCTACGCGGTGAACCCGCAGACCCGCGAATCGACTGGCTCGCTCCAGCAGTTCGTCTGCACGAAGGACGTTGCGGCGACCGGCGGTGCGTATGCCTCGGTTGAGATCAGCCCGGCGATCTACACCTCGTCGAACGCTCTTGCAACCGTTGACTCGTTCCCGCAGTCTGGCGCTGCTGTCACCTTCTTGGGTGGCGCTTCAACCCAGTATCCGCAGAACCTCGTGTACCACAAGGACGCGATTGCGTTTGCCACGGCTGACCTCCTGCTTCCGCAGGGCGTTGACATGGCTTCGCGTCAGGTCCACAACGGTGTGTCCATGCGCGTTGTCCGTCAGTACGACATCAACAACGACCGTATGCCGTGCCGTATCGACGTGCTGTATGGCTACTCGGTGATTCGCCCGCAGATGGGCGTGCGTCTCTGGGGCTAACCCTTAAACTTATTCACGGAGTAATTTAAAATGGCACTTCCTAATGGTTCTGGTGGTTATCAGTTTAATGACGGTAACGTCGGTGAGGCCCTGCTGTTCGTGCAGGGCGCTCCGACGGCAATCACTGCCGCCGCAACGATGACGCCTGCTCAACTGTCGAACGGTCTTTTCACGTTCAACGGCACGGCTGGCAACTTGACGCTGCCGACGGTTGCTGACGTTGAAGCCTACGTTTCGTCTGCCTCTAAGGTAGACGCGGCGTTTGACTTCTTCGTCATCAACATCGACGCCTCGGGTTCTGATTCGGTGACGGTGGCGACTGGCACGGGCTGGACGCTCGTCGGTGCGGGTGCAGTGGCGGCGGCCTCCTCGGGCCACTTCCGCGTTCGCAAGACCGGCGACGGCGCTTGGACCTGCTACCGCATTTCGTAATGGCAACGCCCTCGGTAGGAAAACCTACCGGGGGCTAACCTGAAGGGGTATTGATATGCCTAATACACAGGCGATTGGTGTTGCCTTTGCTGACCCAGAGTTTCAGAGCGTAAACGTTACTGGCGCTCTTACGGCTGGCAGCGTGTCGTCGGCTTCGGTCACGGCAAGCGGCGATTTGTTTATTAAGTCGGCTACGGTAGCGGCGACGGGATCGGCACAAGGCGATGCTGCGGCGGTTACCTCGGGCTTTACGCTCGTTTCGGCTGCTGATGGCACGAAGGGTGTTGTTCTTCCGGCGGCTTCTGCCGGATTGGTTTGCATTATCAAGAACAACGCGGCGGCTGCGCTGAAGATTTACCCGGCTTCGGGTGATGCTATCAACGCGCTGTCGCCGGATGCTGCGTACTCAATTACCAACGTCACCTCGACGATTTTGGTGGCGTACAACAGCACCACTTGGTACAGCGTTCCGCTTGTAGCCTCGTAATATGCCGAATATCTACCTTCGTCATCACAAGCACGGCGAGAAAGTAGCAATCTCGGTGCTAGAAGCGCGGGAAGATATGGAGCATGGGTGGGAGGAGTTTGACCCCTCTGACCCGGATGATTCAGAATCCCCGGTGTCGGCAAACTTGTCGGCATCGGGGATTTCTGATAACGCACTAAGGGCGCGACGACGACGCCGGGAGTAATACATGGCAACCACCGCTGCTGACCAGATCAACGGTGCGCTGCGTCTGATCGGGCAATTGGCAGAAGGTGAAGTGCCTTCGGCAGCCACGTCTCAAGACGCCCTCGCTGCTCTAAACCAGATGCTTGACTCTTGGAGTACGGAGCGTCTGGCGGTCTTCTCGACCCAAGATCAAGTCTACAACTGGCTGCCTACCGTTCGTAACATTACGATGGGGCCGACCGGCACGTTTGTGGCCGAACGTCCGATCCTAATGGACGACGCTACCTATTTCCGTGACCCATCGACCAACGTGTCGTATGGCATCAAACTGATCAATAACGAGCAGTACAACAATATTGCCGTTAAGACAGTGACCTCAACTTATCCACAGTTGATGTGGGTCAACATGACCTACCCGGACGTGGAGATTTACATTTACCCAGTACCGACCAAGATACTGGAGTTTCACTTTGTGTCGGTGCGTCCGCTGGCGCAACCAGCCACGCTGGACACCACCCTTGCGTTCCCGCCTGGATACCTGCGTGCGTTCCGTTTTTGCTTGGCCTGTGAACTTGCAGCCGAGTTTGGCGTTGAACCGTCTCCGCAGGTGCAACGCATTGCAATGACCAGTAAGCGCGACCTGAAGCGCATCAACAACCCGGATGACTTGATGGCAATGCCAGCGGCACTGATCGTCAACCGTCCGCGCTTCAACATCTTCACTGGAAACTTCTAAGTGAAGACGCCGATCCTAGGGTCGTCGTATGTTATCCGGTCGGTTAACGCTGCCGACAACCGGATGGTTAATCTGTATCCAGAAGTGGTGCCAGAGGGCGGCAAGGAGCCTGCTTACCTGCAACGCTGCCCCGGTCTGACGTTAAAGACAACGGTTGGCACTGGCCCGATTCGAGGCTTGTGGACGTTAGGCAATTATCTGTACGTTGTTTCTGGCGACCAGATGTACAAGTTGGACAACAACTATGTGCAGCAAGGCCAAAATCAACTGTTGCTGGAAGACGGCTTTTTTATCTTGTTAGAAGATGGCGAAACCATCTTGTTAGAAAACCAATTAGCGCCGTCATTGGGGTTCGTGTCTGGCACCGGCCCGGTGTCTATGGCAGATAACGGCACGCAAATATTTATTGCCGCCAATCCTGATGGATATATCTACAACAGCGTTACGGACGCTTTCCAACAGATTACCGACCCCGACTTTCCGGGCGCTGTCACGGTCGGCTACCTTGACGGTTACTTTGTGTTTAACGAACCGAACTCGCAAAGAGTGTGGGTAACAAGTCTATTGGATGGCTTGTCAGTTGACCCCTTGGATTTTGCGAGTGCGGAGGGTTCACCAGACGGGTTAGTCTCCCTCATCATTGATCACCGTGAAGCGTGGCTCTTTGGCACGAACTCGGTGGAGGTCTGGTATAACTCGGGCGACCCTGACTTCCCCCTTACCCGCATCCAAGGCGCTTATAACGAGATTGGCTGTATTGCGCCGTACTCCGTCGCCAAGATGGATAACTCCGTCTTTTGGCTAGGCGCAGACGCTCGCGGTCAGGGTATCGTCTATCGAGCCAACGGTTATCAAGGCATCCGTGTATCTACTCATGCCGTTGAGTTTGCCATTCAAGGGTACGGCAACTTGTCCGACGCGGTGGGTTACACCTACCAACAAGACGGTCACACGTTCTACGTGTTGAACTTTACTAACGCTGATACAACATGGGTGTTTGACGCCGCTACGGGTGCTTGGCACGAACGTGCAGGATTCCGTAATGGTGACTTCAAGCGCCACCGAGGAAACAACCACGCTCGCTTTAACGGCGTGCCGATTGTGGGTGATTACCAGAACGGTAAGTTGTACGAGTTTGACCTAGACGTATACGCCGATGACGGGCAAACACAGAAGTGGTTACGTCGCTGGCGTGCGTTGCCGACTGGCGCTAATGACCTAAAGCGCACTGCTCATCACTCGCTTCAAATTGATTGCGAAACTGGCGTCGGATTGAACGGTATTGATCCACTTGACCCGCCCGTAGAGATCACCACCGAAACTTCGGTCATTATTAACACTGAAACTGGCGGCCTTGGCGTGTCGGGAATCTTGGGTACGCAAGTGCCAGAAGAGATTACGACACAGACGCTTGACCCGATTGGCGTCACAGAAGACAACGGCATCAGCCTCGCCATTGATGAGCCGACCGTGGTGGGTGCTAACCCGCAGTTGATGTTGCGCTGGTCAGACGACGGCGGT